GCGAGGTTCTGGGTGCCGTCCCAGGCCATGATCGACCCGGCCAGCAGCGGACCCGAGACCGAAGTGCCGGGGAGGGCCGGGTTGAGGGGCTGCTGGATAAGCTGGCCGCCGTAGACGTTCATGCGCGTACTCCGTTGGCCTGCAGCGGGATCACCTTGGCGCGGTGGCGGTCGATGTAGTCGGCGGCGGCGCGGAGGATGGCAGGGTCATCCTTAAAAAGGCCGAGGCCGCCGTTGCAGGAGCCGCAGAGAAGGCCGCGCACATCATCCGTGTCGTGGTCGTGGTCAACGTGCATGACCTTCGGCGTTCCGTTGATCATGGCCGTCTCGGGCTTACCGCAGATCGCGCAGAGACCCTTCTGGGCCGCCAGCATCTCGCCATACTGTTCGCCGGTCAGACCATAGTAGCGCTTCAGGCCGTAATGGCGCTGGGCCTCGCGCGACATCTTATAGCTTCGCCGACCGCCCTTCAGTTCCTTGACGGACGGGAACATGGCGAGCCGCAGATTGTCGATGCGCGTATTCAGCGTGTCGTCATCGATGAAGGAAACCGTCGCGACTGGCCACTCACCATAATGCAGTAGCCACGCAAGGCGCCCAGCGGTCAGCTGGTAGCCCTTAAAGCCGACGTATCGATAAGCGCGACCGGCTTTGTTTGCAGTCTTGATGATCCCCGCCTCGTCGCCCGCCTTGATGCGCCGGGCAGGCGACTTGATCCATGTCAGACGCCCAGTGTCGGGATCGTAGGCGATGTACTCCGAGATTTGCTCACGGGTGAGATTGAAACCCTTGACGTTCACAGCGTCATTCCTCTCCTTGATGAAAGGAACTCTGTATCCGCTAACGCTGGCTAGCGCAAGGGTCATTTCACTTATTGTTTCCAGTGTTAAGATGTTGGAAAACTTGCCCAACCTGCCCGCGGGTTGTAATAAGCGAAACTGTACCTCTCATACGCTTTCACCAAGAGGTTATCTGTGACGAAGTCGACCTGCATATCCGTCTCGAACGCGATCCGCGTCATGTACGAGAGCCCGTCGATATTGGTCAGCAGGAACCAAGCGAATGGACTGGTGAGGAAGTCCATCACCATATACCCTTCTGGCAACCCGCCTGCGGTCGAGTGGATGGCGTTGACGTCGTTGTCTGCAGTACCCGGCCTCAACTCAGTCTTGGTGAGGCGGATCATCACCGGCTCAAGCTGCGGCGGCCCGATCAGCTTGCGGGCGCGCGAGAACATGCGCAGGCCCGCCTGATCCCTGAATTGCGTGCGGACGGCGATCATGCCGTTGAGAAGGGAGGCTTCGTTGAGGTCCACCGGAGTGGCAGCAATGTTTGAATAGACACCACCGTCGATCGGGTGATTGGGGGCGAAGAGTGCAACACCGTCGCCGCCGATGGTCGGGTCGTAGACGTTGCCGGTGTTGAGGATGTTGGCGCCATAGAGTTCCTTGGTCTGCTGGTAACTCTCGACCAACCCCAGGTTACTCGGATGGAATTGGCTCTTATAGAGGTTGTCGTCGATCGACTTACGGGTCATAGCATAACCCAGGCCGATCTCCTTGTGCTCCTGATTGAATACGAAGCGTTCACCCGCCGCATTGTCGAACTGGGTCTGGCCGCCCTCTGTCTTCAGTTGAGCGAGGGCCAGATACCTCATCTCGACTGTACGTTCGAGGGCCATCTTCGACGTATGGCGCGTGTATACTTTGTCCCACTGGCTTGGTATTTGCTCGTATTTTCCCTCTATACCTCGTAAACCTGGGAGGAGTAGGTCGCGGATCGCCGCGAGATTGACAGCCACGACGACCTCCTAGGCTTGCGCGGTGAGCGACTTGGGCTCGACGTTGTTGAACGCCACGACCGCCCAGTTGTAGGCGCCCGGCAGCGTGCCGGGGGCGCCCGGGGGATCGACGATCAGGCTGATCACTCTGAACGGGAGTGTCGCCGTGGTGGCCCTCGCCACCGTCATGTCGATGAAGGCCCCCGAGATGCCGTTGGCGGTATTGCCGACGCCGTAGCCGAACTGGCAGTTGAGCCCGACATCGGCCTGCACGAAGCCGACCGTGGTGGAGTTTCCGGCCTGCACGGTGAAGCGCGCGTTGGGATCGTTGGTGATCCAGCACTGGCTAAGGGTGCCTGCCTGCACGTCGGCGGCGGGCCAGTAGTTCGACCAGACCTTCCGTTTGTTGGCCACCGAGAGGTAGCTGCAGCCCTGGAAGACCCCCGCCATGATCGCCGTGCCGGGCCCTGGCCCGGTGGTGGCGCCGGCGATCGTCGAATCGGCCAGCCGGAACACCGGGTCGCCCGAGAAGATCGGCGCAGTGGTCGAAGCGACGGCTTCCTGAGTCTGTTCGTAGCTCGGCGTGGTGCCAAGGCCAGCCCGCTGTTGCAGACCGAAGGGTGCGTTGGTGTTCGGCACGACGTTCCCTCACCGATGGTGGGAAAGTCTTTGCCGAGCGCCGGGCCGGTGCGGACTTAGAAGCTGGGTTGCCTAAGCGCCTCCCCGGGGGCGCATTGGCGCGGAACCTAGGTCCGCTGTCGGAAGACTGTCAACGCTATTCATCCGGCGTGCAGGACCGCCCGCCCATCATTGGGGGCGGAGGGACCTTCAGGAACCAAGCACATGATGCGCGCTCTTATCGCTGGCCTCGCGCTGGCCAGCGCTCCGCTGGCCGCCGCCCAGGCGCAGCCTCACGGCTTCCACGGCGGCGGCTTCCACGGCATGCCTTTCCACGGTGGCGGCGGCTTCCGTGGCTTCCGAGGCTTCAACGGCTTCCGAGGCTTCAACGGCTTCCGTGACCGTGACCACTTCCGCCGCTTCGACCGCGACGACCGCTTCGGCCTGCGCCTCCGCGACGACTGCTGGGTGTGGACCCGCTGGGGCTGGCAGTGGGCCTGCCCGACCTACTGGGACTACCCGGACGACTAAGCCTTCCCGAGGCGTTCCTTCAGCGTCTGCGCCTGCACCTCCAGCGCCATTTTCTGCTTGGGCGAGAGGTTGTCGGGATTGGGTTCACCCGCCGCCTTCTTGGCTTCGATGGCGCGGTTGGTCGCCTCGTTCATCGCCATGCCGACGTCGTACCGGCGCGTCAGGCGTTCGGAGAGGATGCGCTGTTCGCGGTCTTGGTAGCGGTAGTGTTCGATGATCGAAGTGCGAATCGCCCCAAGTTCGCGTTCGATCAGACGCATCACCTCGCGCTTCTCCATCGGCGGCGTCCAATTCGGCGCGTCGTCAGGCGGTATCGCCATCAGGTCGTGCGTCAGCGCCCAGACGTAGAGGCGCGCGGCGAGGCGTTCGATGAACCTGTTCACTGATCAGGCACGGGGATTTGCACGGGCGAGTAGCTGTGGCCGATCTTCACCGCTGAACGGCCCGAACCGTCCACGCGTTGGAAGGTGCCGTCGGGCGCCTCGTTTAGCTGCGCCTCCTTCATGGCGACCGCGCCCCTGGCCTTCTTCAGTTCGATCGCCTTCACCCGCGCGGTGATCGCCGCCGGGCGCTCCATGAGGACGAGGCCGTCCCTGACGATCTCGCCGCGGTGGCCTTTGGGCATCATCGACGGGTGGCGCTCGGCCTGCACCGGCTCCCAGCCGGTTCTCGCCAGCCGCGTGTCGTAGGCCGGGTCGCCCTGGCCGTAGACGGTCTTCCTCTTCCACTCGTAGGACCAACCGTCCGGCACGATGGAAGGGTCGATGAAGAAGCGCTCGTCCGATTCGTCCAGCGCGCCTTCGAGGTGGCCCATGATCTCGTGGGCGCGCCGCTCGGCCCGCTCGCGTGACGATTCGCCGCGGGATCCCTCGGGAACCCGCATGTCGCCCCGCGGGTCCTCTCTGAAGGAAGCCGGCGACGCCGCAGCCGCAAATCCTGCAGACGCCTCTTCGCCGCCCGCCGCTTCCTCTTCAGGTGTTTCACGTGAAACATTCGGGGCCTTCAACAGGTCCGCGACATTGGGCTCGCCGTGGTTGCGCTGTCGGCGCGTGGGCTCGTCAGACATCAGTTCAACTTCATCCTTCCTTCGCGCACCAAGAGGAGCTTGTTGCGCGCGTAGGCCTTCTCGGCGAGCTTGCCGGAGGGGTCCTTGACCATCTCGTCGGGGAAGTTCTCGCGCGCCATCTCGCGCTCGTCAGGCGTCAGGCGCACCACGTTCGGGTTGTTGACGCCGCCATTGGCGCGCCCGACTGGCGCGGCGGGTGGGGCGCGGGGGCGGTCTTGGGCCATCTCTCGCCTTTCTCCTCTGGGGGCCTCCTCCAGGCCCAGGTGACCCTCGACGAAGCGGATGTACTCGGGCGAATCACCCGCGAGCCCGCGTCCCATCGCAGCATAGTGCGCGCTCATCAGATTGGCGTTCTTCGATGGGTCGGTGATGTAGTCGGGATGCGACCTGATCCAGGCCGCCGCGTTCGGCGTCAGTTGCCGGGCCACCGCTTCCACCTGATCGACCTGTTGCGGCGCCTGCGGCTGCGGCCTTGGTTGCGTCTTCAGCGCTTCCAGACCGGCCTCGATCTGGCTTTCGCGCTGCGCGGCCCTGGCGATCTCGGTCTGCATCCTGGCGGCGGCGGCGAAGTCCTGTTCGGCGTAGGCTTGCGTCAGATTGGCCTGCATCACCTCTATGTTCTGGCGCAAACCGTCCAGCGCGGAGGTCAGGAACGACACATTGGCGTCCTGCACCGCCCCGCCGGCCTGCGCGCGGGCGTTTTCGGCCAGATTGGCGCGCTCTTCGGCCTGCCGACGGGCGATATCGGACGCCTGCAGGCGCGCACGGAGTGATTCGATGCCCTCGTCGGCGTCTATAGGGCGTTTTTCGCGCGGCTGACGCTCGGTTGGGACCGATTTATCGCTCTGAGGGGCGATTTCATCGCCATATTCGACTTCAATATCGTCTTCAGCGGCATTTTCTGCCGTTCTGTCACGGGTTTTGGTCGGCAGCGGCTCGTTTTCGAGCTCTTCGAGCGCCAGATCAACGTTGTCGAGCGGGTCGTCAGCCATTTTGAGCGCCTACCAGACTTGGTCGGGATGCCAAGCCCGGCCTTTGATGTCCACATCGTCCAGAACCCGGCACGGCGCCTGATTGACCGAGCACGGCCAGCCGTCCGAGGCCCGGTAAAACACCCATTGGTGCAGGCCCATGTCGTCCGGCCAGCGCCATCTGTTGTCCGGGCCGAACGCCTGCGGCCCCATCTTGATGATCAACCCTACCTTGCCCTGGTGACGATCCTCATCAACATTCGATTGTGGACGAATTATGCCGCCCTTGGTCTTCTCGGGAGCGATGTAGATCGCGCAGATCACTTGGTTGTGGAAGATTTCCACGCCTTCGAGGTCGCCGCACCTTTCGAGGAGCGCGGCTTTCGGATCGACGTCGTGCGTATAGGCGGTGGCCGGCATCAACTACCTCTCGTCAAACCTCTTCATCGCCTCGACCCACCAATCGGTGAAGTTGTCGAGCGCGCGGATGTAACCGACGATCTCGCGATAGCCCGCATAGTCCTCCGGCGCGCCGTTAGCGAGGTCTTCCAGCGAAGCCTCGCGCTCATCGGCGATGATCTGCTTCAGGACCGCTTCAATCTGGGCGCCGGTCGCCATGCAAAGTTATTTCCTCAGGCCGGCTCCATCATCGGCGCGGTGGCCGTATTCCCTGATCTTCTCCAGCCGGCCGAACCCGGACCCGGACCCGGCGCGCGGATCGCCCTTCCTGATCCCGGCGACGCGGCCGCCCTTGGCCCTCGGCGGCATCGGCGGGCCTGCGCCGGCGCCCGGCATCGGCATCGGCATCGGCACCGGCATCACGCCCGGCCCCGCCGGCGGCGGAGCGCCGGGGCCGGGCGGCATCGGCACGGGCGCGCCGCCCGGAGGTCCGATCGGCGGCGGCCCGGCCCCCATCGGCGGTTGCGCTGAGGGAGGGTTAGCGCCGCCGGGAGCGATAACGATGTTGACGCGCATCTGGCCGCGGCCCGACTTGCCGCCGCGGGCGTGGGCGGCGCGGCCGCCCGTCGCCTTCGACTTGCCGGCGGCGCGGAACGCCTGCTTGGTCGCCAGTTGATCGGCCCTGGCCTGCTTGGCCCGGACCTGCCCGTAGGACGGCGGCTCGTCGGTGACGCCGCCGCCGCCGGCCTTGGCGACGCCGCCCGCACACTTGGCGCATTTGCAGCCCTTCGGGTGGTCGCCTTCCTTCATGGCGGCGTGTTCGGCCCGGTGCTGCCTCAGCGCACCCTCGGCGACCTTGCCGCCCGCCGCGTGGCTCTCGTATTTGCGGTCCCACGGATCAAGCCGCCTCGCGCGCCCGTCATTCTCGCCCCGCGGGCTGATCTTCGGCCCCATGCGCGGCCGGTCGGCGGCCTTGTTCTCGGACTGGCTCGGGCTGGCGCTGTCGCTGTGGCCAACCTGACCGCCCGCCGCCCGGCCGGCGCGTCCGCCGCTGGCGAAGCCCGGATGATGCTCGGCTGGGCCGGGACCTGCGCCATAGCGCTCATGCGCCTTGGCCCTGCCGCCGTCCCTGAGGCCCACCACGCCGGCGCCGCCGGGGCGGTAGTTGAACGAGCCCAGCATGCCCGAGTTGGAGATCGCCGGAGCGAGCGGGCCGCCCGACTGGCGCGCCACGCGGCCGCCGGCGGCCTTGACGATCTCGGTGGGGATGTCGGTCTCGTGCGCCGAGGAGTAGGGCCCCTTGGTGATGTCGTGCGTGAAACTCGCGCCGCGGCGCTCCTTGTGCGGCACATAGACCGCCTCGTCGGTGCGCCCGCCGTCCGCCCGGGCCGCGCGGCCGCCGCCCTTCAGGCCGAGGTCGTGCTTCCTGCCCGCGCGGGCCTCGTTGGCGACCTTGGCGTTGCGGTTGACGTAGCTCTCGCCGACGCCGCCGCCCGTCGCCTTGCCGCTGCGCCCGCCCTTGTTGCGCCGTCCGGTGCGCCGGTCGATGTCCTCGTAGACCTTGGCGAGCCGGGAAGGGTCGCTCTCGGACTGCGACGCCGATTGCGAGGCGGTGAAGATGGGGCGCTTCAGACTCTGCGGACGTCCGCCCAGCGTCACAGTGGGACCGCCCTCCCGCCTGGGCTTGCGGCCCGGCCGCGCCAGCGCGTGCGGGCTGAGGTCGCTCATTTCGCCATGCACGGCCCCGCCGCGCTTCCTGGCCTGCCGGCTCACCGGCCGCATGCCGGTCTTGGCGTCGGTGTCGAGCCGCTCGCCCGGCGTGAACGAGGAGCTATCGACGCTGACCGCGTCCTCGCCATCACCCAGCGCGCGGGCCTTGCTCTTGCGCGCTTCGCGGTAGGAGCGGGCCGAGTCGGCGGATGCTTCACTCATCTGGAACCTCCGTGACGCGCGTGATCGAGCCGTCGCCGCCCAGCCGGTAGGCCGGATAGGTTTCCTCCTGCAGGCGCTTCAGTGCGGGCCGCAGGTTCATGTCCTTGTAGGGGTCCGGCGGCTCCAGCATCTCCTCCAGCGCCTGATAGGCCGCGTAGACGAGGCGGCTGGCCTCGGCCAGTTCGGGCGGCGAGGCGGCCAGCAGCCTGACGGCGGTCCCGAGGTTCTCGGCGATGGTCTTCAGCTGTCGATCATCCATATCGGCGCCTTAGTCCTTTTTGGGCCGCTTGGCAGCGGGCTTCGCGGCCGCGCGCTTGGAGGCCACCTTCTCGGCGCTCTTCGCCTGTAGCTCCGCCTGCTTCAGATCGCTGGCGCGGTCGGCCTCGCCCTCACGCGCATCATGGGCTTGCTGCTGCGCGGCCTGATGGGCGTTGGCCAGATGCCCGGCGAACGCCTCCCGCCTCGACTGGTCGTGCGCCAACAGCGCCTTGATCAGGTCCACCTGATCGGACTGCGCCTCGGCCTGCCGGCCCATCTGCCGGTCACGGCTCTGTTCGGCCATCTCGCCGACCTTGGCGTGCGCCTGGAAGCGGCGCGTCTCGGCGTCCATCAGCGAGGCCTTCGCCTTGACGCCGTCGAGCGTGGTCGGCGCCTGCTGGTTGGCCGGGCCGAAGCCGCCCTGCGCGCTCTTCGCCTGCACCTCGGCGAGCTTCGCCTTCGCCACCGCGGCGCGGGCGTTCGAGTCCTGCGTCCTGGCGTCGGCCGCCTGCAGCTTGGCCTTCATGTCGGCCTGCATCTGCTGCAGTTGAGGCGGCGGCTGCGCCATCGCCGACGGCGGCGCAAAGAACTGCTGCGGCTGGTTCACGCCCATCGAGCGCAGCGCGTAGCTGTGGATGCGGATCGGGTCGTAAAGCGACTGCGCCTGGGCGGAAAGCTGCAGGAGACCCATCGCCCGCATCAGCCGTTGCAGTTGCCCGGCGGTGTTGGGATCGGCCTGCGGCACGATGTTGCAGTTGTTCAGCGCCTGCAGGAAGGATTGTTCGTCCCAGGCCGCGCCCGACGTGCATTCGCGGTCGAGGAAGTCTTCCGGGTGCTCGCGGAAGAGCTCCTTCAGGAGTTGGAACTCGCGCGCCTGACTTGCGTGCAGGCGCTTGTGCGCGGAGCCCTCGATCTTGGTGGCTTGGTCGATGAGGGCCAGCGTGGTGCCGACCGGGGCGTCCTGCTTGCCCTCGCCGATCTGGATTTCCGCGGTGCCGCCGATGCGGGCGCCGGATGTGGCCATGCTCTCCACCAACTGCATCAGCGGCGGCATCTGGGCGGTGTTGTAGGGCAGCGGCATCACCGCTTGGCTGATCGGCTTGCCCAGCGTGTCGATCGGCTGGCCGCCGCCGGGCGGAACCCGGAGGATCGAGGTCTGCTGGCGGGTGGCGCCTTTGGCGACGAGGAAGCCGGGGAAGTTGGCGAACATGCCGTTGTCCAGCATCTCGCGCCAAGCCGCGGTGATGGCGTTTGTGGTGTTGCCTAAGATGTGACCGAGGCCCAGACCGTAGAAGCCCAGACCAGGGACGTAAGTATACTGTACGAATGTTTCGCGACGCTTGGGTAGAGTGTCGGGGGTTGGCGGCGGATTGTAGTCGCGGACCAGGGACAATACCTGCCGGGAGGTAACGTCGATGGTGACCCGGTAGGGTATCTCCAGACCACTGGGGCGGCCTTTCCACTGGTGCTCGAAGCCCGGCACGTTGAGGTCGCAGTAGCACTCGTAAAGCTCGCGGTCCCTGTCGTCGGGGTTGGGGGTGGTGTCGGCGACGCCCTGCTGCTGGCGCGCGGTGCGGGCCGCCTCGTCGAGGTCGGGCTCGACCGGCGTGCCGAGGTCCACGTCGGCGTAGACCTCCAGTATCTGCATCCGCTTGATGGTGTTCTGGCCCATCATGATGCGGTGGGTGACGCGGCGCGCCGACTGCAGGTCGGTGGCGTCGTTGGAGACGATGAGGTCGGTGGCGATCACCGTCTCGGAGACCGGCCTGAGGCGCAGGGGGCAGCGGTAGACCTTCTTGAAGGTGGTGCCCTCCAGGCCGAGCCTGAAGGCCATGCGGTCGGTGTCGGGCACGTACTCGGTGGCGTGGACGGTCAGGTAGTGGTTGAGGTCCTCCTCAAGGTTGTTGGCCATCAGGTCGTACTCGACGCCGCCCTGGTTGTCGTTGCGGCACTTCACCGGCCCGTCGGTGGGCAGCATCTCTCCCCTAAAATTGGCCTGGAACCTCAGCACCGCTTCCAAGAGGAGCGGGTGGCGCACCCGGCTCATGCCTTCCACCGGAGCGGCGTCGGCGGCGCCCTGCAGGTTCGGCACCTCGATGGTGACGCCCAGCAACTTGATGAAGGTGGCGACGGTGTCCACCCACTCGCGGCGGCTTTCGATGTCGTCGGCGACGCCGCGCATCAGGTCTTCGGTGATGGTTCCCAGCGCCTGATCGCCGAGCTCGCCGACGAGGTTGCGGAACCAGCCGCCGACGGCCTTCTCGTCCTGCGGGATCAGCGGCCGGTCGTTCATCGAGATCGTCACCGAGCCGTCGCCGTGCTCGATGCGCAGAATCTGGCCGTCCTCGTTGATGTCGGGCTGGTCGGGATCGTCCTCGGAGGTGTCGATGGTGATGTCGTCGTAAGGGTCGCCGGCGGGCTGGCCGGCGATCAGCCGAAGGTTCGCGCGTCCAAAGCCGCCCGCCATCAGAGGCCATGCTCCCAGGCGCCGGGCCGCAAGCTGCCGTCGCCATTGCGGGTCACGGGCCAGTCGAAACGCCGCGCCCAGGCCCGACGGAAATTGGGCATGTGGAAGCGCGCGCGGCCCTCAGCCACCGCCCGCATCTCGCCCGGGCGCCAGATCATCGAGCGGATCACCATGTCGATCTGGCGCTCGCGGGCCATGTCGTAGAGCGAGGGCAGGCCCGGATGCGGGGGGTTGAAGACATGCGCCGGTCCCATCAGTTCGGCCGCTCGTTCTCTGAGACGAAGCGCTCCAGGCCCTCGCGGGCGGCGGTGTTCTCGTCGGCGGCGGCGATCTGGTAGACGCGGCCGGTGAGCGGATCACCGCCCTCCAGCATGCCCTTCACCGTCACCACGAAGGCCTGCATGGCGACGTCAGGCACGGCGAACGAGCCTGGATCGACGATCGCCTGGGCGAGAATCCTGGGAAAGAGCATCTCGGCCTCCCGAGCGCCCGACATCCCGCCTTTAGGGCGCCGCGTCCAGGTCGGCCGGCAAGAGCGCCTGGACCGCCGGATAATGGGACGCCGGGCGGTGGGGAGTATTGCGTCGTCAGCCTGATTTTCGCAAGGTGCGCGGACGGCAAGGCGTTGTGAGCGCCCAGCCGTCCTGACCTTGGATGCCTTCGCAGAGGCGACCCGACGGCTACTGACAACCCTACCCGAAGACGCGCCCCCAATCATGCAACGCTGCGCGAGCGTTTGGATTTCTGGGTAACCGGCGGTCCCCTTGTCACCGACGAGGTACTCGAGCATGCTCGAGTACAGGGTCGAGCATGCCCATTCTGGGGTGAACCCGGGTGGCGATCAACGCGTCTTCGTCGGCGTCGGCCCTGGCCTTGGCGCTGGCCCTGGCCAGCCACACCACGGTATGGAAGATTAAGCATCACCGCCGATGGGGATGGGTCTAGACCCCCGGGTACAAAGGTTCTGGCGGCCGCGAGTATTGCTTCATCGCCTCGACCTCGGCAAGCCGCTCGACCGGCAGGGTGAGGAGCCCCATGTCCCTGAGTTTCCGCAGCGCCTGACTGACGGTGTCCACCAGATCGTCGTGCGCGCCGTGCGGGAAGCTCTCCACCTGCCGGCAGACCTCCTCCGCCCAGATTCTGAACGTCGGCATGCCCGGCGCGGAGGGCGCGTAGACGATGCCGTCGCGGGTCGGGACAAGGATCGGGCGGCCGTCCTGGTCCCTGAGGATGCGGCCCTGCGGATCGCGCTTCTCGGTGAGCTCGGGCGCGAACAGGGGCACCACCGAGTGCAGGCGCGCCAGCTTGTCGATGCCCTTGGGGTCGTTGAGCTCGACCGACCACTTCTCGTGGCCGTAGAGCCGCTGCATCTCCTGGGCGGTGGAAATCCCCGAGGCCTTGTTCTCGATCAGCAGGGTGTCAACCTTCATCTTGCGGCAGGTCTCGGCGACGCGCATCACCAGTTCGTGGAGGGGAAGGCGCGCCTGCCAAGCGTGCATCAGCATCACCCGCGGGCTTTCCTCGGCGAAGTTGCGCTCGCCCAGGTACTGGGGCCGCCCGTCCCGCCCGATGATACGCCCTGGGACCCCGACGACGTCGTAGGAGAACACGCCCCACACCGTCATGGCGGAATAGTCGTTCTCGGTCTTCTCGGTGTAGGCGGTGTCGAGCGAGGCCAGGATGAAGTCCATCGGAGGATACGACGCCGCCTCCCAGGCGTTCCACCAGTCGTACTTGACGACGCCGCCGCCCTTCGGCTTCGGGGATTGCTCCAACTGGCCGGCGGAATTTGAACTGGCGAGCCCCCAGACGACGTAGTTCCCCGTCTCCGTGGTCAGCGCATAGACATCGCCGACCCCATCCGGCTGGATCGACAGCACCTTCTCACGACCCTTGATGAAGTTGGAGCGGTAGCAGCCCTCGATCAGCCGTTCGCGCCACTTGGTCGGCTGCGCGATGTGCAGGAACCGCTGCACCGTCTCGCAACCGTCGCCCTGCAGAATGCGGTAGGTCCGATAACCGTAGCAGGGCGCATCCTTATTCGGCTTGCGCTCATCCTCGCGAACCGAGAACTCGAAGCCGAATTTCGTCAGCACGCGCTCCAACTTCTCGCAGTTCGGCAGGTTACGACCGGCGCCCTGGTAGAGGCTGATCGCATTGGAGGGCTTGAACCCGTTCCGCTGCTGGCAGGACGAGACCGAACCCTCGCCGTCGAAGAAGCCGCCGAGCCAACCGGCGTCGCGAGCGTCTTCGACCGACAGTTCGGGCAGACGCGCCGGGCAGACGCGGGCGAGCCGGCTGCGCGTCATCGCCGGCAGGTACATCTCTCGCCCCATCGATGTGCGGTCCTTGGTGAACCACCTGTGATCGGGCGTGCAACGGATCGTCTCGCCACTGTCGAGGATCAGCTTGTTGATCGCCGCGCCCTCGTAGCGGTGCGTCTCCTTGACCTTGGACGGCGTCAGCTTGAAACGGCGCTGGCGTCCATCGCGCCGCTCACGCTTGTCGAACCCCATCACGACATCGCCGGCCTTCACCTCGCTGATCGGCTTCATCGTCAGGTCCGCCATCAGCACCGGCGCCTCGGCGGGCGTACAAGCGAACGGCCCCAGCGTCGCCTCCAGCGCCCTGACGGCCTTCTCAGGAAAGCGCTCCGGCCACAGGAGCTCGCCCTCGCGGGCCCTCGGGTCGCGCCAGCCGATGGACGTGATGAAGACGCGGTCGGGATCAAAATGCATGGGTAGCGCGAGTAAATCCCAGTCGCCGATGGATTGCTCCAGCACGTGGCCGGTGAGGTCGTTCTCGGCGAGCCGCTGCTGGATGATCACGTAGGCGCCGGCGTCGAGGTCGTTCAATCTCGTAGAGGCGGTCTGGTCCCACCACTCGATGACCTCCTCGATCTTCGCCTCCGAGAAGGCCTCGTTGGCGGCGTTGGCGTCGTCGATGACGAAGATGTTGCCGCCGAAGCCGGTGGCGGTGCCGGATATGGAGGTGACGAGGCGCTCTCCGCCCTGATCGTTCGCAAATCGGTGGGCGGTGTTCTCGTCGGTCAGCAGGCGGAACCGCTCCGACCAGTGCTGCTGATACCAGCTTGAGGCGATCAGCCGGCGGTTACGGAGCGAGAATCTGAGCGCAAGTTTCTCGGCGTAGCTGGCGTAGACGAACTGCGCGCCCGGGCCAGAGGTGGCCGAGTCGTGCGGCTGCGCCCAGGTCCAGGCGGGATAGCAGACGCTGCAGAGCGTGGAGTTGTGGACGGCGAAACCATCGGCGACGAAACTCTCGTCCTCATTCACCGTCAGGCAGACGCATTCAGCCTCGCCGACCGGCTCGTTCCTCTCCACCACGTCGCCGATCAGAGAACGATCGAAGTCGAACCGGCGGCGGCGCGCCGGTTCCAGCTTCACGCCCTTGCTGTGCGGGATCGTGATCCGCTCGGCGAAGCGCCAGCAGTTGTCCTGATCCGAGAGCGTCAGTCGCCAGGACGTGTAGGTTTCGCCCTGACGCTTGGTGCGGATATTGGCGACCTTGCGCTTGACGATGCTGTCAACGCCCAGACGTAGCAGCAGCGCCTGCATCTGACGGATAAACGTCTCATTGACGCTGTCGCAGCCGATGACGAGATCATCGCGCGCCGTCCCATCCCGCTTCGCGCCCTTGCTCGTCACATAGCCGTCGCAGGCCCAATAGGCCCCGACGAAGTTGGCGACCACCTCGTCCGAGCCGGCCAGCACCGATGGTGGGATGTGCTTCGAGTACGAGTCCATCCCCCACAGACCATGCTCAGTCAGGAACCGCCGCACCGGCCCGATCCCGCTCAGCGTTCCTTTGGGCGCGCCGCTGGTCAGGGTGATCCGCTGCAACAAACAGCCCGTCAGCTTCATTCGGTAGGTCTGCAGGGACGGGACGAAGCCAGCCGCGCGGATGCAGACATCAATGTCCGCCGCCTCAATGTCGTCAGACACCGTGATGTTCGCCGTCCCCCGGCAACATCCATCGCCCACCAAGTAGCCGAGTAACCGGGCCCGCTCAGCCGACAGTGTCGCGCAACCGATGCCCGGCTCTAGGTTCGGGACGATGCCGATCACATCGTCTAGCGCGAGGTCGCCCAATTCGCGCCAACCCTGCGGGGTCAGGAACGGATGGTCCGGCGCCGCCGTCACCTGCCGTCCCCGCCGCGTCGTCAGCCGATTGACCGCCAATACCCCCTGCCGATGCACCTCTCGGACCTGCCTAAACCGCCCGCGGTGCGTCAGCACGTAGTCGCCAACCTCCACATCACCCAGCCGCACCAACCCACGCATCGTTGTCACCAACGCCGTCGCGCTGACTGGCTTACCGGAACGCGGTGGAATGTTGATGATCAGCCGCTTGATGTCGCCGTCGGCGACCGCCTCCAGATGCTCGCAGATCGCCTGGATCGGCCAGCCGGGGCGGAAGGGGGCGGGGTCGATGTGCCTCCAGGCGGTCCGCGTGAAGGCGTATAAGCTCTCCTCGCAGTCGTAGCGCTCGAAGTAGGCGCGCTGGTCGGCGGGATCGAACGTGAGCCCGTCGAAGTCGATCAGGGGCCGTAAGTTGCCCATCCGCAAACTCTGGCCGCTCTTTGTCGCCGCCATGATCCTGGCCGGGGTGGTTATCGGCGCTTGGTTCGTTCCGCGCTAGGGCTGCACTTCCACCTGCCAGGGCGCCCCGCTCTCCAGCGCCTCGGCGATGCGCTCCAGCGCCGAAGCGATGCGACCGCCCGTCTCGCGCAGATCGGCCAGATGCGCGGCGATCTCGTCGAGGTTCTCAAGACCATCGACGGCAAGCTGCGCGATGGTCTGGTCGCGCGAGACCTCGTCTTTGGTTCTGATCGACTTGAAGATGAGGTCGAGTTGATGGCTGTACCAGCCTGGGACGCCTCTGGGTTCAGGCCTCATGTCTCTCCTCCTCGGCGTCCTTCCATTCGCGCCAACTCAGTTCGCTCCTGGGCGGCGGCGGGTGGTCGGCGCGCCACTTCGCTCTTCCCTGGGCGTATTCGGCCTGCCGGGCGCGGGCCCAGGCCAGGAAGTCGGCGAGCTCGCCGCAGGCTTGATCAGTCGGTTTGGTCAGGGTGGCGCTCCATGCGGTAGATATCCGGCCAGCCGGCGCCCTCCGGGCCCAGCCGGCCGAGCCGGTAATGGACGCCGTCGAGGCGGAATGAGGCGCGGTTCTTCAACCACTCGCAGGTGTCGGCGTCGAATCTCTGGCCGTTCCTGGCCGCCGAATGCCAGACCACGAGGTCGGGGTTCGGCAGATAGGTCCGCTGCAGATGGCCGCCGCGGCTGAGGAAGCGTCGCAGGCGCTGGTAGTCGAGGCGGAAGGCGTCAGCCATCGGGGCGGTTGGGGTTTTCAGCCTCATAAGCCTGCATGGCTTCGATCTCCTCGTCGATGGCGCGCCGCTGGGCGCGCGCGTTCTCGACCACCCAGTCGTCCACCGCCTCGACCTGGGCGCGGATGTTGGCGATCCACTTCAGGTGCGCGTCCGCCTGGGCGCGGATCATCAGGCTCTGCGTCTCCATGGTCGCGAGCGTGCGCAAGGCCTCGG